GCCAGAAGATATGCCACAGGCGCAAGGAGCGGCAACGGCAGCGCGAGAACCTGTTGCACAAACGAGAAACCCCGAGGCTGTGGAGAAAAACATAGCAGCCGCCAATCAACAGCCGCCCACACTACCAAAATCGTCACAGGGCACTAAACCTCCCGCAAGCGTGGATATTAACGCTTTGTCGGAAGATGAGTTCGCCGCTCTCCCACAGGCGACTCTAGCCCGGTTACGTGGCGACTTTGTCTAGGCTGTTTTGCGTCGAGGGGGTCGGCGCAGGGACTGGGGGTTCGCCCCCGGTCCCAACCTATTCTAACTATTGAGGTATGTAGATGGCTTCAAGAGGACTTTACGCAAACATCCATGCTAAGCGAAAACGTATAAAAGCTGGATCTAATGAGAAGATGCGAAAGCCAGGCACGAAAGGTGCGCCTACGGCTAAGGCATTCAAGAATTCTAAAAAAACTGCTAAGGAATAGTAGGCAGTTTGAGAGTTGTTTACTTTATAGGTTTTACCTATAATGTGTTGTACCTACGTGGGTTCTACGATAGTGCCACGCTGACGCCCAGCTAATAAGGCGGTTTTCTTCGGTTTCAGCTCCGTAAGGCTGACGTTCAGGTAAGGCCGAAACGTTATTACGGCCACGTGCAGACATTTAAATTATTGGAGGAAGCCTAATGGCTCTTACTAATTTTGCTGCGCTAACCACGGAACAGAAAACTGCTTGGAGCCTCGACTTTTGGCATATGGCCCGAAACAACAGTTTCATTAACCAGTTCGCTGGTTCTGGCCCAAATTCCATGGTTCAGCGTGTAACCGAACTTAAAAAATCTGAAAAAGGCGCTCGCGCCGTACTGACTTTGATCGCAGACCTCACTGGAGACGGTGTTGTTGGCGATTACACCTTGGAAGATAGCGAAGAAGCTATCACCAGCGCCGACAAGGTAATTCGCATCGACCAGATGAGAAATGCTAACCGTATCGCTGGCCGAGTTGCTGATCAGAAGTCCATCGTTAACTTCCGTGAAACTTCACGCGACGTATTGGCCTATTGGATGGCTGATCGTATGGACCAGATCGCTTTCTTGACGCTTTCAGGCATTGCTTACACTTCTAAGAACAACGGCGGTGCTCGATCTGTTCTTGCTACTGGTAAGAACCTAAGCGACCTTGAGTTTGCTGCTGACGTAGCTGCTCCTACTTCCAATCGTCACTATAAGTGGAACGGTACTGACATCATTGCAGGCGACACCGCTACTGACGGCCACGCTCCTATTTCTTACAAAGCCCTCGTTCGAATGAAGGCTATTGCTAAGGATCAGTATGTACGAGGCATTCGTACTGGCGCTGGCGAAGAGGTCTATCACGTATTCGTGACTCCTCAAGTCATGGCTGACCTCAAGCTCGATTCAGACTACATCCAGAACGTACGTAACGCTGGACCTCGTGGTGCTAAGAACGAACTGTTCGCAGGGACTTCAAGCGTCATGGTTGACGGTCTGGTAGTTCACGAATTCCGTCACGTCTACAACACTACTGGTCTTACTGGTGGTAATAAGTGGGGCGCGAGTGGAACCGAGAACGGTTGCCGCGTATTGATGTGTGGTGCTCAGGCTATGGGTATGGCAGACATTGGTGCTCCGTACTATGACGAAGATTTGTTCGACTATGAGAACCAAATGGGTATCTCTGTCGGCAAAATGCTTGGTTTCTTGAAGCCTCAGTTCAACAGCATCTACACCGGACAAGATGAAGACTTCGGTGTCTTCTGTCTGGATGTACTTCAGTAAATCGCTTTAGCGAGTAGTTGAGGCCCTACCAATCTACGCAGGTAGGGCCTCACCCCCAACTAGGAGTTAATTGATGAAACTGGTAAGCGATAAAGATATTCGAGTAGCCACATTGTCAGGTCGTATGACTTGGCTACGTGCTGGTGAACCCAAGGAACTTCTTCAAGAGGATCTGATTAACGCGGCATTAGGTATGGGTGCCAGAGCAGCTGATGCTCCCCCCGCTCCTGAGCCTGTTGCGGAACCTGTAGATGAACCTGATACCTTACAAAAGCAAGTTGTCGATGCGGTACGAACAGTTTATGAAACTGGAGATCGTTCTGACCTTGCTTCTGATGGTACGCCTCGTATGTCTGTATTGAAAAAATTAGTCCCAGAAGCAACTGCTGAATTGAGGGAAGCAGCAATGCGCGAGGTCTCTCAAAGTTAATGGCTATAAGGCGAGATCCAAAGTTAGCAAGGGCTGGAGTTACAAAATATAACTCTCCCAGGCGGACTCCATCGCACCCCAAGAAAAGTCACGTTGTTGTGGCGAAGGTTGGGGATACGACAAAGCTCATTAGATTCGGACAACAAGGCGTTAAAGGCGCTGGAAAGAATCCAAAGAGCGAGAAAGACAAAGCTCGCCGCAGGTCATTTTACGCAAGGCACCGAGCACAAGATGCCAAACCTTCCAAGCTCAGCGCTCGCTATTGGGCTATGAAAACCAAATGGTGATGCTCAAGGAGAGCTAAAACATGTCAGGAACAATCCTAGGGTCGGAGATTATTTCAAAAGCCCGTCGAATTCTTCAGGACACCACTACGGGCGGTACTCGTTGGCTCGATGATGAGCTTCTCGGGTGGATCAACGATGCCCAGCGTGAAATCGTTCTGATAAAACCAAACTCAAATTCTCTCGTTGCAGATGCGACTACTGTGGAAGGGTCGAAGCAAGCACTTCCTTCAGGTGGGTTGACACTGTTAGCGGTAATCCGAAACACAGATGGCCCCGCCATCCGTCGAATCGACCGCAACATTATGGATTCTGAAAATCCTAACTGGTACGAAGATGTCGCCTCAGACACTACGATCCATTACATCTTTGACGAAGACAACCCAGACACTTACTACGTCTACCCACCGAAGCCTGCTACGCCTAACTCGATTGAACTATCGTACTCTGGTGCACCACAGGATTTGGTGAACACGGGCGCATCGATTGCCTTAAATGACATTTATGCAAATGTCATTTTGGACTACGTACTTTATCGCGCTTACTCTAAGGACAGTGACTACGCTGGTAACGCACAACGTGCAGCGAACCATTACACCGCGTTTAACAATAGCCTCGGCAATCGCGTACAGGTTGAGCAAATTGCAACGCCTAACGTAGATCAATCTGGTCGTTGGGATACGACCCGAGCGATGCGGTAATGGCAGACTTTTCGGACTTTGTACCAGAAGTCCTTAGCGCAGCACCGGACTGCCCTAACCCAACGATTATTCGTTCTGTTAGGACCGCAGTTCGGGAACTGTGCGAACAGGCCGATTGCTATCGTTACACGCTAGATGACTCTGCTGTCAGAGTGGGCGTAAGCGAGATCGAGCTTGATCTTCCCTCAAATACTTCATTACACCGTGTCATAAAGCTGTCAATCGGGCGGAAAGACCTAGAGGCATCTTCAGTGACCTTAATGAACGACCGAGATCCAGAATGGCGCACTCGCAACGGTGCGCCTCGTTTTTATCTGAGGTCTACAGAAGAGTTAAACGGGATCGTGATCAATCCTATTCCAGAAATTGAATACACAAACCCAGGACTCATTGGGGAAGTGGCGTTAAAGCCAACACTGACGGCAACGTCAATTAGTGATGTTTTTGTAGACAGGTACTACCAAGTTATTGTCGACGGGGCGATTAAGAATCTGCTTATGATCTCTAGCGCACCTTGGTTTAACCCAAGTATTGCTAGTGTGCATCAAGCAGCGTTTGCTGCTGGCATTATGGGTGCAAAATCCCAAGCCCAAGGCGACAACACCCCAAAACGAAGGGTAGTTGCTTATGGAGGTATATAAAGCCACGGAAGACGATCTCTGGAACTTAGTAGCGGCTGGCGAGGTGATGCACGCCGAAAGCCCTGTTTTTAGAGATATCCCTTTCGTGAAGCAAGAAGCGGCAGCTTTCATCTATTCCCATATCCATGATGAAAATAAATGCTGCTTCGTCGCTCAAAACGAGCAAGGCATGGTTGGCGCAATACTGGG